GGATAAAATGAAAATATACAATGTTGAAATAATTAGGATAGCAAAGAAATATATATTCCATAAACAATCCTGTCTACTTGGAATAGCGAATGGAGAAGAAGGCGATTTTTGTTCTTGCAATATAAGGAAACGTAGAGAAGCACTAGCTAATGAAATTACAGAAATAATTGCTAAACAAAAAGATAAAATTAAACGCAGAAATAAACAAATAAAGGATTTAAAAGAAGAAATAAAAGCATTACAATCTGGAAATTACTCAACTGATTTTGAAATTCAACAATAATCGCTAATCTTTGATTAGCACTTGCTCATAGGCAAACAAGCTCAATAGCTTATAGGACTATTATTATCCTAAAGTTATTGGGCTTTTTTATTGAAAAAGGAGAAAAGGAGATAGAAAAGTGGATATAAAAAGAAAACTATTAGATAATATCCTTGAATATTACACTTGTAAATATGGCTTACCACATTACGAAATATTTTTAGAAGATTGTCCTGACAACTGTCATATTTATTATGGAAAATATATTAATTTATCTCCTACATATATCCATAACGGATTTTTAGAAAAAAAATGGATAAATAGACACTCTTTTGCAAAAACAGTTGAAGCATTAATAATTACAATTTTTCTACACGAAATAAAGCACGCAATAGATTATACAAATGGAAAATGCCCTTTACAGACAAAAGCTGACAGATTTGCTAAACAAGAAATAAACAAATGGATATAAGGAGGAAATTATGGGTTTATTAATCGCTTTGGTAGTCATAGGTTTTATGATTTTTGGAGTTTTTAAAATCATTGGAAAAACAATAAATATTATATTTGGAACAAATACTAATGATAAAACTGGGATACAAGTATCGTCTGTTACAGATGATATGGAAGTTAATCAATTAGCCCTTGACGAAAAACAAAATATAGAACCTTTAAAAGTAGAAATCAAAGACAGTAAATTTAATAGCTCACAAATTGTAGAATATCAAGGAGCAGAATTACAAAAATTTGAATTCCGACCTCAAACTTGGCAACAGTTTATATCTCAAGATTTTGCAAAAGAACAAGCACAAACTATTGCAAAAAAAGTTAAACGAGGTATAAGAGGTCATTTCATTCTTTCGGCAATAAAGGGACACGGAAAAACTACTTTTGTTGAATTATTTGCCAAGAGTTTAGGAGCTAAACTTATTCAAAGGGTAGGTAAACAAGTAGAAGAAGATGAATTGTTGAATATAGTAAATGAAATAAATACAAGCTCTGAAAAATTTGTAGTATTATTTATAGACGAAATAGATACTATGGATTGGAAAGTATTAAAAGTATTAAATCCGATTATTGAGCAGTTTAAAATCAATGGAAAAAGAATAAAACCATTTATTTTTGCGTCAGCAACTATAAATAAACATATATTGATTAAAACAAATCCCGATACTTTAGACAGAATACCACACCATATACAATTTGTAAGATATAGTGCTGAAAATATTACTCAAATTATTAGACAATACAAAAAAGAATTATATCCTGATGAAAATATATCAGAAGAAGTAATCGTGAAAATAGGAAAATCGTGTAAATTTAATCCAAGAACAAGTATTTCTTTATTAGAAGATTTTGTAGTAATAAACGATATAAAGAAAGTATTAAAAGATAGAAACATTATCAAAAACGGATTAACCAAATTAGACATCAAGATATTAGAAGTCTTAAATCAAGCCACCAGACCTATGGGAGCTAATGCTCTGGCAATGAGGATAGGTATAGGGGAAAATCAATATTTAAGAGAGTATGAGCCATTTCTCGTCGAATTTGGGTATATTGCTCGCATACCGAGTAGGGTTATAACTGATAAAGGTAAAAAATTATTAGAGGAGATAAAATGAAACTAAAAATTAAATTAAGAAACAATAAAGAATGTTACGGGTGTCCGATGAAAGAATTAATGGCTTTTAAGTATAGTTTTGCACAACCTTACTGCACATATTTTAATGTATGGTTAAAAGATAATCAAATTAGAACAAAAAGATGTATAAAAGAAAATGGAGAATAACAATGAAAAGAAACTTAAAGACAGAGATTTAATTATAGTAGCCGTAGAGTTTTTGCTTAAAATGAATAAAAATAAAGGAAGAATAAAAAAATTATTCGGTAACGATAAAGCGATTTTAAATTATTTGAAAAAAGTGCCTACTGTTTTTCTCTCAAAAGATAAAAAGACGATAAAGAAAAATCACGCTTTAATATTGTATACAGTAATTACAATAGGTAAATTATTAAAGACAAAAGAAAATATGATAACTTGGAATAAATATTTAAAAGGAGAACCTCTTGATGAACCCTCTGATGAATAAATATAAAGAATGGTTGATATATAATAATAAATCTATTACTACAAGAAAAAACTATTTATCAAGAATAAAAATTTTCTTGAAAGAAAGTAAAGGTAAAGTTACCAAGACGAGTATAACTAATTTCTTTGTAACTTTTCAAGAAAAAAATAGTCCTGCAACTATGAATGGTTATAAAGTAGCGTTGAAATCTTTTCTCAAATGTATAGGAAAAGATATTCTATTGCCAGAAAGTTTTAAAGTAGAAATGAGATTACCTGAATTTATAGAAGAAAAATATTTAACACATAATATTATCCCTGTTATTGAACAAGTATCGTCTAATCCGTTACAATTTAAAACGATATTATCATTTATGTTTTATACTGGTATTAGAATAAGTGAACTCATTGAGTTGCATAGAGCAGATATAGATTTACAAAATAAAGAAATTAAAATTCACGAAAGGAAAACTAATAAAGAAAGATTAGTAGCTCTAAATCCAAAAACAAAGAAGTTATTGGAAATTTACTTCGCTAAAGAAAAAGAAAAGACCAATGCCTTCAACATCACAAAACGTGGATTAGAAGCTCGTATAAGCCGATTAAAGCCCTATTTTGAGGACATAAACTTACACCCACACTTATTCAGACACTCGTTTGCTACTCGGTTAAGAAAAGCAGGTGTAGATACGGCAGATATACAAAAATTAATGGGTCATAAAAGTATACAAACTACTATGAGATATGCACATACAGACATTAAGAGGTTAAAAGAAATTATAAACAAAGTGAACTAAAAAAGAGAGGAATAAAATGAAAAAGATTTTAATATATATCCTTCATATAGTTGTGATTATTATTTGTTTGATAGCTATTTTCTTTTTAGTAACAGATATGGCTCGAAGTGAAAATGTTATTAAACAAGAAAATGAGCATATATGCGTATATCCTATTGGTTCAGAATGGTGGGAACAACTTGAATTAACAACGAAAGGATATGAAATTAGTGAATATAAATGTATGAAATGCGAAAAAACTAAAGAAGAAAAAATGGACGGTTTTATATTGGGAACTATAACGGATTAAAGGAGGTAGATAAAATGTTACAAACAATAATAACATGGGCTCAACCTTTAACAGTTATTGTATTCATTATTACAGGAACTGCTAATTTAATTCTTAAAAATTGGCAATTTGGTATAATGAACGTTACTTTAGCTTTCTTTAACTTTATGGTTTTTTATGGTCATCTATTATTTAAAAAATAATGGAATATAAAATGACAAAAAATGTTAGGAAAAAATTAGCCACTAAATTATTGTATTTAGCCAATACAAATAAACAAGGATTTTCTTTTTCTGCGTGTATAGAATTAAAAGGTAAGTTATATTTTGCCGTTAATAAAGTAACCTCAAAAAATGACCCGACGGCTCATGCGGAAATACAAGCTATCAGATTAGCTTGTAAAAGAGAAAAAAAATATGAATTAAAAAGAGCAAAAATATATTGTTCAGGAGAACCTTGTCCAATGTGTTTAACGGGTATTGCTTGGGCAGGGATTAAAGAAATATATTATGTTAATCCATATTATATGGCTACGAAAAATAATCGTTATTATGATAGACCTTCTGAAAAAGTTAATCAATTTTTAAAATTAAAAAGAAAACTTATACGAATAAAAAGATGAATTAAAGAAAGGTGGTGAAAAAAGATGAGAAAATTGATTAGATATACAGTAGGTTTACCAATATTAGTAATTCTATCTCTTACACACTTAATAGCTTTTCTTATAATAGGAAATTTTTGGTTATGGTGTTGGATAGGAGATAAAATTATGCCTACTAACTATAAAAGTATTACAAACGAATGTAAATATGCTTTAGGATTTGCTATAAATGTTTGGAAACCTACATTTAGAATGAATTAAAAAGAGGATTAACAATGAAAGTAACACGATTTAAAAATTGTTATTGTCATACTTGCCAAAAAGCTTTCCATTATCTTGGAATAGCTCGGCATAGGAGAGGACATTTAGATAAAAAAGAAAGTTGTGAAATAACATATACTCATGGAGATACTTATATTCACAATCCAAAAAAATTAATATCTAACTATTGATATTTCTAACGCATTAACCAAAAATTTATATATACCTTAATTACTATTATATATTAATATATATAAATAATATATCATTTCATTAATGATATGATACTAATTATTTTATTATCTCTCTTTAGGAGAGATAATAAAAGAGAATTACCTAATTCTTTATAATATTTGCTTTAAAATTATAAGAAGTTTACTCATAAGTGCGTAACCAGTGTGAGGAGGGACTATATGAAGAACACGGAAATAAGATGTCCGAGTTGCGATGTTAAGAGAAGTTGGATTTATGTAGAAGATACCACAATAGGAGGACTTTATATACTTCGTTGCAATTATTGTGGTCATCAATGGAAATCTATGTATTCTCCAAAGTATCGGTCAGATATAAAAGAATATCATTATCCATTAGAACTAAAAGAACACAAGCAATATCTAAAAGACGGAATAAAGTTGACCGAGCAAGACAAACTCGATTTACAAATAGACCTATGGCAATATGGAAAGAGGTGAAACAAAATGGAAGACAGAGGGGTTTTGACATCTAAAATTCAAGAGATTGCAAAAAATTTTTTAGGAGTAAATTTAACTCGAACAGAATTAAGACTAATACCTTACTTACAGTATGTTATGGTTAATGACCAAAAACTTGATATACGGAAAATAAATAGTGAAGAAAGAATTATACTTGCTAAATGGAAAGCAAGGGGATTACTTGAAGGTGGAGCTTCTGGATTGGCAATAACTAAAGAATTTTGGAATTTTATGTGTGAAATACTTTTTGAAGCATATGTAGATATAAATTAATATCTAACTTTCAATATTTCTAACATATTAAGCACGAATATATCGAGCTAACTTTCGGTAAAAGATTTATCTAACAAAACTATTGACACGGAGCATATCCTATGGTATACTTGTATTGAGACAAAGAAGGAGATATTATGTTTAAGTTGTGTGGTGTATGTGGTGATTTTATCTCTAATAAAAGAAGAAAAACTTATTGTTCTAATAGTTGTTATAAAAAAGCGAAACGAGACAATAAGAAAAATTTTACTAAAACAATAACCAAATTTCCTGAAAACGGAAGAACTCTTGATGTTGTTGATATGATGAAAAGAAATACTGAAAGATTTAATTATGGATTAGAATTAAATCGCTAAAGAAAGGAAAAAGTATGGTTATGCAAAGTAAAGTAGGACAATGGGGTTTTGACGAACCTATAAAAACAACAAAGAGGGTTAAAGAACGTTTCAAAATTAAAGGGCGTTCTATCCAAACCCATAAAAATAAAATTAAAAAAATGAAGAAGCTCTATAAGAACCTATATCGTGCTTCTCAAAAAAAGAAAGCTAAAAATCCACAGGGAAAATATTTTTCTGACAAATATTCAACTGTGGACAGTTTTTTGAAAGCTATTAAGATAAAAGAGGCGAACGTAAAAAAATGAAAACTCAAGTAATTTGTTTTATGTGTAAAGGAACAAAAATAATAGAAAGAAAAGATAATGATGTATATAGTTTTTGCTTTGGTAAAAAAATTATAAAAGAAACTTGTGATGTATGCGAAGGCACAGGTAGGTTGGACGAATATATATGCAAGCGTTGTGGACATAGACACACTATTTGGGGAAGTCATTACTATACAGAACAATGCGAAAACTGTTACGCCGAGATTGAAACAGGTAAATATCTTGAAGATTTTTTCTATATCGCAAAACCTGAATTGAAAGAATTATCTTCTCTCGTAAATGATTTATTGAAAGAAGGCTATATGCCAATAGGACGACCTTTATCAAGAGCTTTGGGTTGGACTATTCAAGCGGTGATAAAAAAGGAATATATACAAAAATGAAAAAACATCTGGCTTGGTTAATAGACCCTCATATTGTTTGTGAAATAATCGAGCTTGCTCAAAAACATGGCAAGAGAAAAGGCGATAATATGCAAACAGAATTTGAAACCATATTAAAAAAGAAACCTAATAAGTTTAAATTGTTAGGAGCTACTGACCAAGATATTGATATGATTACTGGCAACCTTCGGGAGCAAGGAAAGAAAATTCTTAATATAAACGAAATAAATAGGAGAAAGAAATGAAAAAAGATACTATTGAGAAAAAGATAGAAAAGGAAATTAATCCATATAATTCAGAAATAGTCCATTATTCAAAACATGATGTAAAAAAATTAGCTAAAACAATATCGAAAATAATTAACAAAAGAAAAACTACTGTTCACGAAATAGGAGGCTATAATCCTCCGCCCAAAAATCCACCACCACGACCAAAACCTACACCTATGCCACCAGACAAAAAATACGATAAAATAGGTAGAAAAATATAAAAGGTAAATAATATGCTGACAAATAAAGAATTTAACAAATTAATACATGATATAAAAAGATGTTCAACACAAATCAGTTTGGTTAAAGAAATTAAACAGAAAAAGATTAGAGATAAAATGCTTGATTTACTAACTGAAGAATTGGATAGGTTGCACGAAGATTTGGCTGATATGAAAACCAGAAATGGAGGCGGTTAAGATGAAAAACAAACAAAATAAAATTAATGAAAAATTGTTTGTAGAGTTATATAATTCAGGGAAAAATGATTATGAAATTGGTCAATTAATGGGTTTAGGAGAAAGAACAGTTTCTCGTTATGCTCAACGATTAAGAAGTAAAAAGAAGATTAAATCCAGAAATATAGTTCAAACTGTAGATAAGTTAGGATTAAGTAAACTTAAAAATGTAAATATTGAAAAACAAAAGAAACTTGCTATAACTGATTGGAAAATTCCGAAAGGAATAAAAGGTGATATAGCAAACGATACTTTTAAAAAATATCTTTATGTAGCAGACCAACATGTGCCAGAATATAATGTTCCTGCAAATAGAGCTATTCACAAATTAATGGAAGATATTAAATTTGATGGCTTTAGAATTGTAGGAGATTTCATGGATATGTCTCCGATTTCTCATTGGAACGAACACAAACGCAAAACACTTGAAACTCAACGATTAAAAGAACATTATATAATAGGGAATGTTCTTTTAGATGAATATGATAAAAGATTACCTAAGAATTGTGATAAAGCATATTTTTGGGGTAATCACGAAGATTGGTATAATCAATTAATAGAAAAATTACCAGTATTAGAAGGAATGTTAAATCCAACAGAAGAACTTAATTTGGAAAAAAGAGGTTATAAAGTTTACGAAAAAATGAATTACATTGAAAAAATAGGTAGACTTTCTGTTTGTCATGGTGTCTATGCAAATATTCATGCGGTGAAAAAACATATTGACGAATTTAAAACAAATGTTATGTTTTTCCATACACATAGAATAGGTTCGAGGTCTTCAAGTTCTCCTGCTAAAGAAATAGCTATTATCGGCTATAATGTGGGATGTCTCTGTGATAAAAATCCAGACTATCTTAGAAATAAACCGAATAAATGGAGTCATGGATTTTCTATCGTTTATTATATGCCTACTGGATATTTCTTTGTTCAGAATATAAGAATTGTTAAGGGTAAATTTATTTATAATGGAAAATTATATAATGGAAATATTTAAAAATGAAAACAATTATATATAGAAAAACACAATTCAAATGTAATTGTAATTATTGTGATAAAATATTACAATTTACAAAGTATAAATTAAATCTTTCAAAATTTCACTACTGTAATAGAATATGCTATCTAAAAGGATTGAGAGAAAAACAATTGCAAGAATATAAAGATTTAAAACGGAAGATTAAAATTGATAATAGATTTCAATATTGGTTTGCAGGGTTTGTTGATGGAGAAGGAACATTTGCGACAAAATTAAACGACCCTAATTATCCTAACGGATTTATAAGTTTTATAGTGGCTCAGAAAGCAAAGCCTATAATTAAACAAATTGAAAATACTTTAAAATTTGGAAATACTAAATCTACTAATGATTTATGGTATTATCGAGTAAATGGATATGCTAAATGTAAAATAATATATAATTTAATTAAAGACAAAGTAAAAACTAAAAATAAAATTAAACAGTTAAAAAAATGGGAACGTTATTTTGAGTATATGGATAAGTAAAATAGATTTACGAGGATAAATAGGAGAATATTATGAGTGCTAACAATTTCTTAGCAATATGGAAAGATGAAGATAATAATTTTAGAGGATATGATGTATCCATCGAAGGCGAAATAGAAGTCAATCCTTTCTTCTATATAAAAAAATATAGACCAGACTTCGTTGCCAATACGATAGAAGAAGCTATCAAAAAAGCAGAAGAATATATGTCAAAAGAAATTGTTGAATATGGATATAGATTTGTAAATCTATAGGAGAATAATATGCCTTATATTTCAAGAGACGATGATAGAAGAGAAAAATTAAGAAACGGAGAACCTGCTCTAATAGCAGGAGAATTAAATTATCAAATATTTCATTATATTAAACACAATAATAAGAAACTTGATAGAGTCGATAAATTAGTAATTAAAGAGTATGTTGACCAATTTTTAGGAAAAAATCCTAATTATCAACGATATAACGATATGACAGGATGTCTTGTTAGATGTGCTAAAGAAATATATAGACGATTAAACAATAAGGAAGCACTACGTATAGTGTGGGAAATTATGGATAGTTATGACGGCGAAATTGCGAAATATGAAGATACAAAGATAGTCCAAAATGGAGATGTTGAATAATGGAAAAGAACGAAACAAAATGTTGTATTTGTAGACATAATTGTAAAGGAAAATATAGAGAATTATATGCTTTACCTTATGGAGAACGTATTTGGCTTTATTTTTGTTGGAAACATAAACAAAAAAGGAGATAAAATGGGACAGGACATTGAGATTTTTGCTAAAAAGGTCAAAGGATTCAAGTCTGTATATTTAGCAGGTGGAATCCAACATCGAGCACGTCCCGATGGTTGGAGACAAATGCTAACCGAATTCTTCGAGAAGTATAAGATAGAGATATTTAATCCTGTTAAGGATAATGCCAATATCTTTAATCCTTCTGTTATGGGATATAAAGAAGATGGCACACCTTATACTTTAGATGAGCTTCAAACAGTAGACGAAGCTAAAGAAGGTCTACTTCTAAAGCAAACCGAAGAAAATGACATACACTATATGAACAAGGCAGATTTAATTATATTCTACTTGGACGATAGTGCTGGATTTGGAACGTATACCGAATTCAGAGAAAACTATGATACTATTAAGAAACCTTTTATCATAGTTAGAACCAAAGCGATTAAAGACCTACCTCATTGGATTAAATGGAGAAGGTATGACGCTTTGATTAAAGAAAATAGAGCTGTTGAATTTAAAAGTCTATCAGATTTAAAAGATTATTATAAAAAATATTTAAAAGAAACTCCGAAAGAAAAGGAATAAACATGGGAAAGTCTACTTTTTGTGATATTTGTTATTTGCCTATAAAATTAGGCGATAACAAACATGTCTTTGGCATTGCAACAACTAAAGAATATATGCCCTCAATAAGTAAAGAAACTCTCTTTGCTAATGTTTTAACAGGCGGTAATATGTATAGTAAAGACCAAATAAAATTTTACGATGTATGTGAAGGATGTAAAGAAGTATTGGAACATTTTTTCTATATAAGAAAAGATGAATTGGAAAAAATTAAAATAGAATTGGAACGTATGGTAGGAAGAAGGAGACGCAAATAGTGAAAAATTTAAAGAAATTTTATAAAGCTATAAATCGGCAATTCGATTATGGTGGTGAAAAGTATGCTCAAACAAAAGAAAAAGAAGCTACAGATGTTTTGTTTGATGATTTTGGTAAAAATTGGTTGTTTGGAACATTGGCAAAATATGTTAAAAGATATAAGAATGTCGCAAGAGAAAAAGACCTTTTGAAAATAGCTTGTTATTGTTTTATTATTTGGTTGAAAAGAGGATTTCATTATGGAAAATATGGCACAAGCGAAATTATAAATACAACCGTAGAAGCTAAATCAGAATATTATCCTACTTTTCGAGATAAGACAAAAGAATTTGTAGCACATTATATGAAAGAACCAATAGCAAGCAATTATTTAGATATAATTTATGGATATTTATTACTTTTTTCACAAAAGAAATTTCAAGATATAGAGGAAGTAGAGCTTTTAAATATCTTTGCTTTGTGTTTTATAATATGGAACGAAGATATAGAAGATAAAGGAACTGACGAAGATGTATATAATGAAAAGAGGAAAAAGAAATGATAATAAATGACCAATTAAGAGAAGAATATTGTAATTATTGTTTAGACCGAATTCCAGAGAATAGTGCTTTTGTTAATGATAGGACTAATATATATCATCCAGAATGTTTTGAACTATTAAGTCATTATCATTACTATGATGAATTTAAGGAAGAATTCAAGGACTAAATATGGAAAGGGAAGAAAAAATAATCATAATTGATTGGGGAATATTTTTACATAGAAGTATTTTTTCTTGGAGAAAAAGAAAAGAAATTCCTCCTGAATATACTTGTCTTAGTATGGTCATTGGCTGTTTAAGTAAAGTCGGTGTAGAACCTTATGATAAAATAATAATAGCAGTAGACGCAAGAAATAGTTGGAGAAAAGATGTTGAAGGAGAATATAAAGCCAATCGAAAAGAATATCGAGAAAAATTTGATGATATAGACTGGACAGATATGTATGCTCGTTTTAATATCTTATTGGAGGATTTGAATAAAGGAACGGATTGGCATATTATTAAATTAGATAGGTTGGAAGCCGATGACGTAATTGCAGTAGGATGTAGATATTATCAAAACAAAGAAGTAGTTATTGTCTCATATGACAAAGATTTTGAACAATTATGTATTTATCCTAACGTAAAAATATTTAGTCCATTAACTAAAAAATATAAGATTGTAGAGCATCCTTATAAAACATTGGCTCAAAAAATAGAAAAAGAAACTTCGGATAATTTAGTTAATCCGATACTAACTGCGGAGGATTATGAAAAAAGAAAAATGATAGTCTCTTTAATTGAATTGCCAGATTTTGTAGAGCAATCAGTGA